CTATGGCCATTTCTAGAGGACAACTAGTCAAAGAACTAGAGCCAGGTTTGAATGCCCTATTCGGCCTGGAGTATAAACAGTATGAAAATCAACATGCTGAAATATACACAACTGAAACTTCAGACAGAGCGTTTGAAGAAGAAGTTATGTTATCAGGATTTGCATCAGCGCAAGTCAAAGCTGAGGGATCTGGTGTTTCTTTTGACAATGCTCAAGAGACTTTCACTGCAAGATACACTCACGAGACAATCGCTCTTGCATTCTCGATAACTGAAGAAGCTATTGAAGATAACTTGTATGACAGACTCGCGTCTAGATATACAAAAGCGTTAGCACGTTCAATGGCACAAACAAAACAAGTTAAAGCGGCTAATCCATTAAACAATGGATTACCAACTGCGGACAATTTTGATGCAGGTGATGGTGTTTCTTTATTTAACACAGCTCACCCAACAATTGCTGGTTCGTTTAAAAACACTTTAACTACTCAAGCTGACTTAAACGAAACTTCATTAGAGCAATCAATGATTGACATTGCTGCGCTTACTGATGAAAGAGGTTTAAAGATTGCTGCTAGAGGCGTGAAAATGATCGTTCCAAGTGAAAACCAATTCACTGCGGAGAGATTAATGAAGTCTCAAGGTAGAACAGCTACAGCTGATAATGATATCAATGCAATCGTATCTATGGGTATGATTCCGCAAGGATACAGAGTGAACAATTTCTTAACTGATACTGACTCATTCTACATTATCACTGACGTGCCAAATGGTATGAAGATGTTTGACAGAGCACCTATTAAGACTGCTATGGAAGGCGACTTTGATACTGGTAACGTAAGATACAAAGCTAGAGAAAGATACTCTTTTGGAGTTTCTGACCCTAGAGGTATCTTCGGTGTTGAAGGTGCATAATCTTTAACGATTTTTGGGGCCAGACACAATCTGGCCCCAATTAAAAATTAGAAAGGAAAAATGACTTCAAAGTACAAAATCAAAATATTTACCAAAAAATTACAAACAGAATTTATTTTAGAAACTTCAAGTTCTATGCTTGTTATGTCTCAAGTCCATAAAGAAATAATTGACTTTCTAGGAAAAAACACTATAAAATGGGAGCCGAACAAGCTTAATTACAATGGTAAAAGCGAGTTCTATATAACCTATGAGGAGGTTAATGATGGCTCAAGACAACATGGTGTTGTTCGCGAGGAAGATCCACTTCGAGTCTAGATGGAACGAATTGTATCTTAAAAACGGCGGAATGGTAACACCAGAAATGTCAGCTCTAGGAGATCAAATCAAAAAAGTAATTAGACAGATTTTGAAAAACCAAGAGCAACCAAAGAGGAATCCACAGGATCTAGAGTACCACAACTACGCTAGTTAACTAGGGGTCTATCTTTTTAAAAAGTGGAAACACTTGCTAAGGGGACCTTTCTGCTATATAAAAATCTTACTATACATTATTAAATTGACATGGACGCGTATAGTCGACGGCCTAGAGACCATGTTAATTAAACTAGGAGGATAATAATATGGCACAAACTACATTTTCAGGACCAGTAAAATCTTTAAGAGGATTCGTTACTGCAGGACCTGACGCGGTTGTAAACATCACAGCGGAAACTACTTTAACTTTTGCTGCTCACGCAGGTAAAGTGATTAAAGTAAATGATGCAGATGGTGCAATCACACTTCCAACAATCAAAGCAGATAGCAAAGGCGGATCAGCTGGATCTGACGATCCTAACGCAAACAATCAATTAGGTGCGGTTTACAAATTTTTTGTAGGCACAGATTGTACTGATTGCGATATTAAAACTGATGGAACTGACAAATTTGTCGGTCACGCAACTGTTGTTAACGTTGCAGATGGAACTAATAATACATTTGCACCAGCATCATCAAACGATGTTATCAGCATGAATGGCGGAACTACAGGTGGAGACAAAGGTAGCACGGTTACAATCACTGCACTTGAAGATAACGTATATTTAGTAGAAGCTGTGTTGATCGGTACAGGTACTGAAGCAACACCTTTTGCAGATAGTTAATAATTTAAGGTGCTCCTTCGGGAGCACCTTTAAAAGGAGATATAAATGAGTTATAAGGGCGATATAAAATCGGTAAGAGTTACAGCAACCGGTGCAGTATTTGCAGGTAGAACTAGACTAAGAGGAATTATTTTAGCATCAGACGGTGGAGGTGCTGGAACGATTATACTTCAAGACAATACAGATAGCACAACTTTGTTTCAAGCTGACGTTCCTACAGGAGATGTTTTTTCAGTGAACTTTCCTGAAGATGGAATTTTATTTAAAGGCGGAATGAAAGTTTCTACAATTACAAATATAGATGCAGCTACTTTATTGATTGATAAGTAGGAGTTTAAATGGCTAATACTACTTCTGGCACACACGTATTTGATAAAAATTTTTCTATTGATGAAATTATAGAAGAAGGTTACGAAAGAATTGGAATGGCAGGAGTATCTGGCTACCAGTTAAAAAGTGCCAGACGATCTTTAAATATCATGTTTCAGGAGTGGGCTAATCGTGGTCTACATTACTGGGAAGTTGCAAATAATTCAATTACGTTAGTTAACAATCAAGCAGTGTACACGATGTTTAGATCCACAGGTGATGGCACCTCTGATGCCACTGCTGTTTATGGTGTAGATGATGTTTTAGAAGCTTCTTTTAGAAATTCATCTAATGTAGATACACCGCTTACAAAAATAAATAGATCCGCTTACCAAGCTTTATCTAACAAAACGGATACGGGTCAACCCACTCAATATTTTGTTCAAAGGTTTATTGATAAAGTTACTATAACTCTATATTTAACTCCTGGAACTAGCGAAGCAGGTAAATTTATAAATTATTATTATGTTAAAAGAATACAAGATGTGGGTGATTATACTAACGCTACTGATGTGCCTTACCGATTTGTTCCTTGTATGTCTTCTGGTTTGGCTTATTATTTGTCTATTAAATATGCCCCACAAAGAACTCAAGAATTAAAATTATTATACGAAGATGAATTACAACGTGCTTTAGAAGAAGACGGTTCTTCTTCAAGTTCATTTATAACCCCTAAAACTTATTATCCAAATGTCTAATACTGCTTCAGGAAAATACGCAAAATTCATATCTGATAGATCAGGTCAAGAATTTCCATATACAGAAATGGTTAGAGAATGGAATGGATCTTTTGTTCATACATCAGAGTTTGAAGCTAAACATCCACAACTACAGCCAAAATCACATACTGCTGATCCACAAGGTTTAAGAACTGTAAGACCTGCACGAACAGAACCAGCAACACAAAATTTATTACCTGGTAACCCGTTTAATATCACATCAGGATCAACAACGATTACAGTCACAGAACCTTCACACGGAAGGTCATCATCTGATACTGTAGTGTTTAGAAATGTAGATGGTAGCCCTGGAGGCGTAGTTTTTACAGCATTTGAAAGTGCTTCTGGATTTAGTATAACAGTTACAGGAACAAACAATTATACATTTACGTTAGGATCAACCCCTACCGTGACTGAACAAGGAGGCGGAATGACGGTTACAGCAGGACCCGTTACGTTAACACCATAATGGCAGGATTAAGTTATAGCGGATTAATTACACAAATTAGAAACTACACTGAAGTAGATTCAAATGTTTTAACTACGGATACTTTGGAAAGTCTTATTCTAAATGCTCAGTATCGAATTATGCGTGATGTTCCAATCGATGCAGATCGAAAACAACAAGAAGGTGATTTAGTTGTTGGACAAGAAACTATCAATGCTCCTGGAGGAGCTTTGTTTATTAGAGCTATTCAAGTCTATGATTCTACTAGCGCTACCACCGGTGCTAATACTTATCTAGAGAAAAAAGACATCACATATTTACAAGAATATATTCCTTCAACTGAGTCTAGTAAAAGAGGAAAGCCTAAATATTATGCTATGTTTGGTGGTGGTACCGGAGATGGTGATACTAATTCTGGAAGAATGATGTTTGCTCCAGTTCCAGATGCAACTTATAAATTTAGAGTGCATTATAATAAAATGCCAGCTACTTTAGCCTCAGATAATACCACTAATTATATTAGCTTAAATTTCCCAAATGGACTTTTATATTGCTGTTTAGCAGAAACTTATGCTTATTTAAAAGGCCCACAAGATATGTTGCAATTGTATGAAAACAAGTATAAACAAGAAGTAGAAAAGTTTGCTGTGGAGCAAATTGGAAGACGCAGAAGAGACGATTACACAGACGGAACTATGCGAATTCCTTTACAATCAAAACAGCCAAACAGTTAGGAGTTTTATGGCAATTACATCGGCAATATGCACAAGTTTTAAACAAGAGATTTTAGTAGGTACACATAACTTTACTGCTTCATCTGGAAATACTTTTAAGATCGCTTTATATACAAGTGATGCATCTTTAGGTGCAGCGACAACTGCTTTCTCATCTTCAAACGAAATTTCAAATACATCTGGTTCTGCATACAGTTCAGGTGGTGCGACTTTAACAAGTGTTACACCAACCACATCTGGAACAACTGCATTCTGTGATTTTGCAGATGTGAGTTTTACTTCCGCATCTTTCACAGCTAACGGTGCATTAATCTATAACTCTTCGCAGTCTAACAAAGCTGTTGCTGTTATCGCTTTCGGTGGTGATAAAACAGTATCAAGCGGAACTTTTACAATTCAATTTCCAACAGCAGACGCATCTAACGCGATCATTAGAATCGCATAGAGGATAACCCATGTCGGGATGGGGACGATTTACCTGGGGCCAAGCTTACTGGGACGAGAGTGATTTACTTACTACTGGTTATGGAGCAAAATCTTGGAACGATGGTGAATGGGGAAATCTTGCAAATGAAACTGTAACCTTAACTGGTTTACAAGCTACAACAAGTATTGGTAGCGTTACACTCGATCTAACTTCTATTATTTCTTTAACAGGTGAAGGGTCAACAACTTCACTTGGAACTCCTGTTTTAGATTTAACATCAATCGCTGCCTTAACGGGAGTAAGCTCAACAGTTTCTTTAGGTAGTCCTACTTTAGAATTTTCATATTCTTTATCAGGTCAATCTGCAACCACTGCTGTAGGTTCTCTAAGTCATGAAATGACTTACATTTTAACTATGAATGGTCCTGGTGACTTTATGGTAGGTGAAGTTGATGACCTTAGTGTTGCTCTTACAGAAGTTGTTGTGCCAACAGGACAACAAGCAGACTTTGCTACACCTGTTTTAGATTATGCAGGCACTCTTGTGGGTTGGGGTCGTGAAGGTTGGGGTGATCTTGCTTATGGAGATTCTAATAATAAAGTTATTAATGCAGTTGGTTTACAAGCAGCATTTACGTTAGGCAGTACCACACTTCAAACAAGTGAACTTGTGAGTGGCCAGGAGGCAACGACAGCAGTTGGATCTTTAGTTACAGCAATTAGCCCAACGATTGCACTTACGGGTCAAGCAGCAACAACAGAATTAGGTTCTATTACTTTAGAAAATACTGTTCCAATAACTGGTCAAGCAGCAACATCGGGACTTGGAACTCCGGTACCAGAAATTGGTGTTCCAATTACAGGAGAAGAAGCAAGCACAACAATTGGATCTGTTGAAATTAATAATGCTGAAATTGTTCCAATTACCGGAATTGCTGCAACCTTTAGTCTAGGCTCAACAGTTCTTGAAACAGGTCAACCTCTAACAGGCATAGCAGCAACCTCTGCGGTAGGTTCAATAACTTTAACAGATGTTACTCAAGGTCTTTTAACGAGTCAAATTACATCGACTTTAGGAATTATTGGTATTCAAGCTTTTGGTAATATTGACACTGGTTCAAATACATCGTATTCTAATACTTCAACGGGTTCGAATGATACCTATTCGGATGTTGCAGCTGGATCAAACTCTAGCTACTCTAATGTTTCAACAGGATCAAATGATACGTATTCCAATGTTGCAACAGGATCAAATACAAGTTATAGTGACGTGGCATAAGGAGAAAAAATGGCTTCAACATATACACCATTAGGTGTTGAATTACAGGCAACAGGTGAAAACGCTGGTACTTGGGGTACAAAGACAAATACAAATTTACAACTTGTTGAACAAATTCTCGGAGGATTTACTCAACAGTCAATAGCCGGTGGTGCTCAGACAACAGCGTTAAGTGTTTCTGATGGATCAACTGGAGCAACGCTTGCTCACAGAATGATAGAGTTCACAGGCACTATTAGTGGAAATCAAATTGTAACTATCCCACTTGATGTACAAACTTTTTATATTTTAAGAAATTCAACTTCAGGATCTCATACCGTTCAATTTAAATATGCAAGTGGTTCAGGATCTACATTTACTTTCTCAGCAACAGACAAAGGTGATAAAATAGTTTTTGCTGCAGCTAATGATGGCACAAATCCAGATATTAAAACTCTTGCAATCGGAACCGGTATCGCAAATGTAGTCGAAGACACTACACCGCAATTAGGCGGTGACTTAGATGTAAACGGACAAGATATAGTTTCTACTTCAAATGCGGATATTGATATTATTCCAAACGGTACAGGAGATATAAACCTAGGTGCTGACACAGTACAAATTGGAGATAACAACGCTGACGCAACGTTAACAACACAAGGTACTGGTGATTTAATTTTAAACACAAACAATGGCACTAACGCTGGAAACATAACTTTAGCAGATGGAGCTAACGGTGATATTAATTTTACAACTAATGGAACTGGAGCAATTAAATTTAATGATATTGCTTACATACCTCAACAAGCATTAACTTCATCTTCAAATGCAGTTGCTTGGGACGCACAAGCAAAGCCAAATGCTTTCCATCAAACAACTGAAAATACAACTTTTTCTGCACCCACAAATAATATTGAGGGTTCTTTTATTTGTTTAGAAATTAATTATAATGGTTCACACACCATTGCATTTAATACTGTTTTTGAATTTGCAGCATCGACTGCACCAACATTTACTTCAGCAGATGGCAAAACTGACATATTAGTTTTTAGATACAATGGAGCTGTATGGCAAGAAGTAGGTAGAACCTTAAATTTAAGTGAAAGTTAAAATATGTACGCATTAGTAATAGATAACACAGTAAACAAAATCATCACTCAACCAAAATCATTAGTGATTGGTGATGTAAGATACCCAGCTAAAATATTTCAACTTTGGACTAAATCTGAAAAAGAAGCGATTGGTATTTATGAAGTGGTCACAGACTCATCTAATTTTAAAGATGAAGAATATTATGTTAACACAAATGAATCTTTTACTTTTGCAGATGGTAAAGTCACTAGATCATGGGGAACTGCAACTGCTAAAAATGTTGCAGATACTTTATGGACTCAAGCAGATTCAGATAATGGAGATTTACCAAGTGATAAAGAAGTTGGAGATGTAAAAACTGAAGGTTTAAAAACACAAAAGAAAAGAAATGTAAAACAACAAGCTGAAGGTTTATTAGCACCCACAGATTGGTATGTTATTAAAGCAACAGAAGTATCTGATTATTCTGTACCATCAAATATCACAACATTTAGATCAGCGGTAAGAACTAAATCTAATGAAATGGAAACAGCAATTAATAATGCTAGTGATGCAGCAGCTCTTGAAACTTTATATACTTACACGGAACAGGAAGACGGAAGTGTAACAAGACCACTAGGACAATTTCCAACATTGGAGGATTAATGTCCGCACCGTTAATTTTAGCAACCAACTCTATCAAAGATACAGGTTATGACGTTGATAATTCATTAAAATTTAATGATGGTGATAGTCCAGTTTTATCAAAAACAGCTAGTGGTTCTGGAAACAGAAGAACATGGACAATTTCTTGGTGGTTTAAAAGATCAACTCTTGGCGGTATGACTTTCTTTTGGCAAGATGGTGCTTCAACAGACCATGAAACTAAAATTGCTTTTGATAGTAGTAATAGATTATTTATTTATGATTTTGATGGTGCAAGTTTTAATATGTTATTAAAAACAAATAGAAATTTTCGTGATATGAGTTCATGGTATCATGCAATCATTGCTGTAGATACAACAGATGGAACTGCCGCTAATCGTATAAAAATGTACATTAACGGAGTACAAGAAACTAGCTTTGAAACTGCAACTTATCCTTCTCAAAATCATGATACAGAATGGAATACTAATAATGAACTTAGAATAGCTAAGGATTCTTCTGGAGACCATTTTGACGGGTATCTTACAGAGATTGTAAACGTTGATGGTACACAACTTGCTCAAACTTCACTGGGAGAGTTTGATAGTGACAGTCCAAATATTTGGAAACCAATTGAACTTGATTTAACATTTGGAACGAATGGTTTTCATTTAGATTTTGAAGATAGTTCTGCTTTAGGGAATGACGTGTCTGGAAACAACAATGATTTTACTCCATCTAATTTAGCCGCAACAGATCAATCTA